TTTTTTTTATAAAGGAAAAAGATCTGCTCTTAATTACGATCTTGAAAAACCTTTAAAAGCAAACATCCTCTTCACACACACACACACCAAAAACATATAAAAGGCATGCATTCTACGCAGTGTTAAACTGAAACACACAGTAAAAAAACAAAGAAGTACTTAATTTTGTCAGTCAAGCTGACGTGGGAAAGCGCACCCACATTTACATAAAATAAGTAACGAGACCACCATCAGGTGGAGCAGAACCAACACCCTGCACGACCCCTGGACCATGTAAAAATCCATATGAAAAATCATCTCCAATGCTACTGTAAACATTAAGTCTCATAGTATCAGTGGAAGAACCAAAGTTACCATTGTAAAACATAGCAAGAGCTTGAGTTGAATACGGAGTACCCGTATTAATAAAAGAAGCTGTCTCCCAATATGGTACTTGTATATCTAACATTGGACGATATTTATCAATCGTTTCTACTATTGGCATTCGTAGGGGCGGCATTATAAACGAGTACTGAGATAGGTACGGCTGGTATGGCAAAATGCTTACAGCTGCATTAGCACCATGAGAACCATTATGTGGCATCTCTATCTTAATCCGAAAACTACCTCTCTGCATATTAAACATCTTTTGCCAAGCGTACATTTCATCCTGAGTATAAGCCGTAGTAAACTGGCCATAATAATGAGGAGTGAAAGAAACAGTTGGACCTTGCAATGTCAAACTTGCAGGTATAATAGCCGCACCAGGATTAGCAGGATTATTAAAATTCACCGTACCAACAGGCATATAACGCTTAAGCAATTCGCGTACAGAACTAACACGTTCACCAATGACAACACCAGCTTCCATAGTATAACGAGAATTTGGAACAATAGATTCAACTTTAACATTATTGTCCCGTGGTGCAACCTGAGCACGCATGTGCTTCTTAGATATCACACCATTATCATTCGCGTTTTTACCATATGGTATATAGTCAGGTATGAATTGAAAAGCATTCGGAACAGCCAAATCAAAATCATCACCACCACTAATATAAACATTGATATACACGCCAGGATTCAATGTAGGATCCGGACACACTAAAGGATTAATCCAGTCAATGTAAATAATTCCCATACTAAGATCCCAATTGGTGTTATGCTGTACAGCATCAAACGCATGTACAGTAGCAAAAATCTGGTTTGTCACAAAAGGCACCTCAATACAGAACTCCGTCTCAGTCTGTAGGTCAATAATACGTGTGCACACGTCATCTGAATACGCAGCACCAGCAATTGTACTAGCTGGAGCATAACGAACTCGCAATCTACCCGTCATAAAAGCACACGTTGTAACATAAAATGTGTAACGTAATGTACCACGCCAAAATGTAAATCTTGACGCTAAGGCACCTAAAATAGTAGGACTCCACGTATTAGGATTAGTTGGATAATTCAAAGTTATATTAGTTGTATAACAAGGATTCACTGGTATAGTAGCATTCCCTGAAGCAGTCAAAGTAAGCTGCGCACAACAACTAGGTACACGTTTAATGTATCCAATACTCATCTCATCTGATTCAAATGGTCCAATTCTCGGCAACACATCCACCTTCGAATTCAACTTGAACCCACCAGGCGTGGAGTAATCCAGAACATCACAATTCGTAAAGTCAGGCGCTAAAACATTACTGACCCGCGTAATTGCATCAACATCAACAGGTTTCTCCAACCCAAACATGCCTAATACAGCAGTAGCCAAACCACTTGCCAATCCACTAGTCATAATCTTTCCAGCACCAGTAATTACTGCATCACCAATCTTTGCCACAGTACCAATAATAGGTAAATCATATATGCCACCTTTGTGCACCTCAGTCGGCACACTTGACACAGTCTGATCACCACCTGTCTTTTTCTTGACAGCCTCTTTATTGACACCCTTAGCTTGCGCACGCATATTGCGCTCAATCATCGGATAAGCAGTAGGTATAATACCATAGACCTCTGGTTCAACAAATTGTGCATATACAGCATATTGAGCGGTAACACCCGACTCTGCAGTACAAGCACTCAAAGGATTGAACACAGCCAAAGCAAAATATCCCCAAATATCCGGACTTAACACATCAATTGCAACAAAAGGCACCACAAATGGTATCTCAAACGTCTCTACCTCATTAGTAGTCGCAGACACCAAGTGATGCGGATAAGTTGTCAGTGTTAAAGGATCCGTACCAACAAAATTTTGAGCAAGTGTGTATGCACCAATAAGTCTCCCATAATTCAAACGCTGAGCATTCAATCTAATAGTAATTCGTATCTTACTACATCGAAAGAAGCGAAATGCGTCAAAACAACGAGAGATATTTGGCAACGTACTTAGCATCGCAAACAACTCACTAGAATATAAAATACCAGTAGATGAAGCATTCCAAGTACCAGTCGTTACAGGGTACATACGATTCAACACATGATCATAATCAGTAGTCTCCAATCCATTATCCAAAGTCCTGCCAATAGCCGTACCAGGTTCATGAGTAATATCATCTGGAACAAGTTCACCAAAAGCGACCTGCTCACGCTCATGAGCAATAACAGTTGACGCAAGGTCACGAGTTTCCAATCCTTCAGTATCGGAATAAATTTCACCATCAAAGTCGGCAACACTTATATCCTGCACCTTTTTAGACTGTGCCACGTCCTGTCCAAAACGTAATGCGAAACGACGTTTAATCGCCTCGCCGTAAGTCAACACTTTAAGCAATCTGCTTCTAGTATAAGCATGCTCACGAACGATCTTTGTCCATTTCTCAAACATATCACGTCCATGATGCGTCAACTCTAAGCAAAAAGCATCAAGTGTCGACTGTAAAGTAATCAAATGCGTATCTTTAGTATAATAAATGATAGATGCAATCCGATCTAAATTCAAAGGAGCATGAACCAACCCACCTTCTACACGAAACGATCGTGAGAGATAAGTCACCTTAGTCCAATGCTGAGCTTTGAAAACGCCAGATTTTCCTGCATCAGTCAATTTCATACCATAGACCGCCTCAATAACAGCTGGTAACTCACCAAACGGAAAGTTCGGAATAGCTACCAAGTTGTCATCACCATAACCCGCCAAATCAGGATCTTCCTCCAACTTCAGATCATACTTCTTGACTAAAATGACAATACAAGATATCATCACAATAATCAAGACAACTGAATTCAAAATAGAGGTTGAAGGCTGACCTGACGGATTACAACCAATAGTAGTATACACTGTTCTCACACAAATATGAAAACAATGTAAAATTTCCCAGAACAAAATATTTCTTTCTTCTGCTCCGAGACCACCATACCATTTATTGATCAAGTACACAGCGAATTGTACTGAAACAGGGTGCATTGAGCCATCATAATTCTCAAAATCGCCATCCGCAACAAATTCACAATTCTTGAGAATACGACGCAAAAATGCAGCCCACTCCATACCATGTACATTGATACCAACACTAACAGGATGTTCAACACATCCTCTTTGGACACTCTGAATAAAATCCAACATATATTGTCGAAACACAATAAGGAAGTCTATTGGACAAGTAGAAAAATATCTAGTCTTGCCCGCATCAACCTTCTCATTCTTTCGCAATTCCATCTTCAGAGTATCAGCAAAGATTGCCAGTGTCCGTTTACCTTCCTTGAGATTAGCTAACCGCAGATTCACAGCTGCAGCCAACTCTTCCACCATCTCAAGAGAACCAGTTTCACCAACCAGATAACGCTCCTTATTCGACTTGCCACCCAAATTAAATGGATAGCCAGAAGAAGTATGGATATTAATACCAGGAACACCCATATTAGCATTACCATTGATTGATTCATCCACACTGTAAATCACAGGTGCCACACACACTGGATAATGTTTGAAAAAATACTCTTCAACAATATCAGCATGTGGCACTCTATTTTCCACAGTGGCCAAACATGTTGGGTGACCTTCACTTCTCAACTTTGACACTCCATTAGCATAAGGAACAATTTCCTCACCATCATCGTTAACGAAGGGTCGCAATCGAGCAGGCTTATACTTAGATTCACCCAAACACTCAAACCAAGGTGTAGGATTAATTCGATTCTTAGCAATCAACGTGTGTTGATCACTAGGATGAACTTCACCCCACACAGTCAGTCCATAATGCAGATCATTTGAAAGTGTTATAGCTTGTGCTACATCTCTCCCAAGTTTTAACTCAGGCGGTTCTGGCACAAGCTTAACACCCATATCTGCCAACCATTTCTGCAAATCACGCTTAGTGACTCTGACTCCATAACCTACTGCACGGTAGTTACTACCTGCAACATGTATACCACAAAAAAGAAAAGTTCCATCCTTTTCGATATATATTGGAGAGCCACAATCACCAGCCATGGTATGCAACGCATAAGTCATCACATTGTCACAATTGACTTGATATTCAACACTATTCTGATCATGCCAATATTCACGAGTACCTTCCTCAGAAACCTCTGCGGAAGCTACCAATGATGATGACTTCTGAATATCAGTCCGTACCAAGTACACTCTTTCACCAACCATGTCACCTGTAAAGTCACTACAATGTTTGCCCACACTAAAATGTGGTTGAATACACGCAGGTAACTCTAACAACAAAACATCCTTCCCAGGAGGTTGGTAAATTCGAATGAACTTACACATAACAGGATCCTTGATCATCTCCATTCTCCACTGATCGTACAACTTGAATTCAAGCTTCGAGCCCAAACCCAAAATTGCATGTGCAACTGTCATCACCACATTTGGTGCAACAAACACACACATCACCACAACTGGCTTTGTATTACTACCATCAAAAATGTGTAGCTCTGCAATAGCCCCACGATCAGCTTGTAAACGTTGACTCAATTGATCATTGATTCCAGTTCGCATAGCATTGTTCTGTGCCTTGATCACCTTTTTCTCCTTCTTGTGTCTATTCAACATCTTGATTGAATAACCTTGTGCAGCATCTTCATCTTCCTCCTCATCTTCATCAGAAGAATCCTTCTTCTTGAAGAAACTCTGCACCAAGTTATATGCAGTAACCATACCAATGATTGACACAAACACAGAAATATAAGGGTGATCACAAAAGAATTGTGTAACCATGTTATTCACAGCATCAGGACAATACTTTCGTATCATCATATCCAGGTCAAACTTACCTTCTGACTTAAGAGTTTGTGCTACAGGAACATCATCACTATAACTAACATCAATTAAGTTAAAAGTATCAGTGTCACGCACAGAACGTCGAGTAACATCATGTTCAACATTAGGATCGAAATCAAACTCTTCCACACGCAACTTTGCCTTCATATCAAGTACAATACCAGCAACATCACTCTCCATGCTCTCACCAGGTCGCATATTTTGCTTACGATACACGTAAGTACCATAGACAAAAGTTGCGATATCAATACCTTTTACCTCAAACGTTATCGTCGAATAAGGTAAACCTGCAATCATCGATGGCGTACTTGAAGTATTAGCCTTTGTAAATTTCGCCAACTTAGCAGCTCCAGCACCTCCTCGTACTAAAAACGTACGCTCCGCAAAAGGTGTAGTTCTATCTCCACGTGGTTCAATCCACAAATCAATCCGATTGCCAAATGCTTCCGCTTTCTCCATTAATAACTGCTGAGTATTCAACATTGTGATGTTGGTAGTAGCAATTATATAAGGCGAATTGAAAAACACGGCACCTTTACCCTCAAGAGCTGCTTTTGGAACTGGCATAACACCATCATTGACCATTTGCAAAAACAAGTTAAAG